CACTGGAACAGGTATGTCAACTTCTACCTCTGATATTTCAATCGCTTCCATCTCAGGAAACACCACTAATCTACTACCATTGTTTGAGGATATCTTTCTAGGTTTCTTAGCCATAGAAAGTATATCGCTCAAAGAACCTGATAGGTCTTCAACTACAAGAGGAATACAGAAATACGGATTTCCATTCTCATCAGAACTACTGAGGTTCATAGAGTTAGGAACTCTTCTCAACCTATTAGTTTGGATACCCGTTCTATCAAGCGTAGGCACACCATCACTGATTTTGGAATAATACTGCTGAATGCTTCGGATATCATCTACTGGTTCTCCATAGACAAAGACATGGAAACCCTTGCCGCTAAAATACATTTTGAAAACGGTATCCTCTCTGACTAATTCAGAAACTACTTTCTTGAGGTCTTCATATGCATTTTCCAGTGGTTCATCATGAGCATCGAAATCTAAGAACGCTCTATCCAAAACAACCGAGAAGTCTAGTTTTACTCCATTGTTGAAGTCATCAAAGTCATACACTGTCGTATAGCAGTTCATCTTCCCATTATAGGAATTGAACCAATTAACAAATTCACTCCGATTCTTTACTACTGTCCTTCTCATTTGTGGTGCGTTTCTTAGATGACTTCCTGCCCACACTTCTCTTGGCATTCTCATTTTTATTTTCCTCCTTGAAAGAAACCCTTGCTTCAAGCAACTGTTCTCTTACAACTTCTGCTATTTTTATTCTCAATTCTGACATAACTGTATTCATGTATATCTGTCCAAAAGGAGTTCTCTCCTCTGCAAACACATCAGTATCCCAAACCATCTTTAGTTTGTCCGTTGTAGGCATCTTCTCGTATATTATCTCAGCCAAATTATCAACAGTCTCAGATACATTTGCTATCTCTGAGAAACTCCAAACCTTTTGATTTAGTTCTTCTTTTACCATTTTATCTATCATTTTTCTTTCTCCTTTTCTTATATTCTTCTTTCGCTTTGTAGTAGTCTTCCCACTTCATTAGAACCAACTCTCGGTGTTAGCCGCATCACAAATGCCAAAGAAACTACAATTTGAACATGTCTTTGCAAAATACTTAGTTGGGAAGATACCTGTCTCATATGAGTGAATAAGTTGTGCAATACCTTTCTTCACTGCTGTTATGCTACCTTTCTTGACTTCTTCCACATAGATGTAATTAGCCGCAGGATAGTACCAACCCCAATGAGAGATAGGTATCTCAGGGTCTAGCCCCCACTCTATTAACTTCTCATCAGGTGTGTTCTCAAAGAGAATCTTGTAGAAAGCCATCTCCTTCCTCATCATGGTAGTCTTCCAATCTTTCCAACCACCAGTCTTCAACTCCATAGGGATGTATCTATTTCCTTCCTTGAACATACGGTCAATTATACCCTGAAGGTGAACAACATAATCCTGCTTAAGCGGATACTTTGGATTCTCATCCTTGTTGATTACAATCTTAGCATCTAGCATTATCTCATTGATAACTGGAATGAAATCATCTGTTGTTCCTTCTTCCTTCGCTTCTATGAATCTATTAGCCTCAAAGATTGACATTGCCTCATACATCTCATCATAGTCATCTATTGGGTGAAGTTCCATGCAGTAATTCACAAGTTCCTCATAGGACATATCCTCTGCTTTCTTTACATCGAAAGTATTGAAGAAGTCCTCTCTCGCATTGTGTATGATACTTCCCTTAATCATAACCTCAGTTGTTTCTATTGGCATTCTTTCTTTGTATTGAAACTCATATCTCTTAGGACACCATTGGTAAGAACCAAGTGACGACTTTGATATCTTCAATATGGGATACTCTTCATCTCCATAGTATTCAGGTTGCCATTGATATGTATATTCATCTGTATTACTTTGTCTCATTAAAACCACTCCTCTAGTGTCTTTTGTCTATTGTCTACTGATATCTTCTTGATATCCCAACCCATCGCTCGATAGATTGGCTCTGCTTTTTTGATGACTGATTCAGCATAGTGTGACCAGTCAGGCTCATAGTCGTAGAAGTCATCTTCCACTAGCAAAGACACATACGTTGCTTTAACGTTCTGTCCAGTTATGGGGTTGTAGAATGTATCCTTACTGTTTATCTTTAGATACAGGTATGTATCAGTTATCTCCTCATAGCCTTTGGAGTGGCTGAACAATACACCTGCTATACCTGAACCAACAGTAGGTCTCTTACCCTTTGTTGTTGTGAAGTTCAAGTCATTTGCTCTACAACATGGCTTCTCCATCAAACTGAACATAGAATTCCTCCTATGACAGTTCTTACAGTCAACCATGAACCTCTCTTCACGGTATCTGCTTCTCTGAAGTATGTCTGATAGAGGAATCTCACCTTTGAGAACTTGATTATACATATCTTTCAGATATTTTGTCACTTCTTCTTCAGATTTACCTTCTACCCACATGTTTAGCACTGAAAGTTGAACATCTTTGGCTAATTTAGTCAAAGAAACCCTCTTTGCAGTGAATCCAGTCATAACAAACTCCTCCTTATCGAGAAATTCACCGTCTTTCCATGTAATCAGACCTGCATTTCTGTTTTTTGTTGCTCCAACACCCAAAGTTCTGAAGTATTTCTCAAATTCCAGTGTTACAGGATGCTCTTCTAGTCCCATAACGTTAGGAAATGACTTTCTAACGTGTTCATTCAGTATTTTTAGAGTATTTTTGGCAGTTTCAATGTTATTATCCTCAATATCAACGTAAATTGAGTCAGTGTGTCCGTAAACTACCTTCATACGCATCCCCCAACTAAACTAAACGTGTTATTTACGAAAGCAACCGTTCCTGTGATGTAAAATGACACTCTAGAGTAGAATATCTTGTCTTCTCTCTTCATATTACATTCACATCCTGTAAAAGTGAGAACAAACCATAGAGAAAGACACTCAGGAAGAATATTCTTGATGCGGTTCGTGAAAAAGTTCTAGCATCCTTGAAAATTTGATTCCATGCCTCTTTTCTTAACTCAGATTCAGATTTCTCATTCTTTTCTTCTATATTTGTTGTATTGAATTCAATATTAGCATTTTTTATTGGCATTATAGTTCCCTCACTTTAAACGCAGCCGTCCTGATTGCCTCTCTAGCACTAGCAGTGATGCTTGCTGCTAAATCAACATCAGCCCATCCGAATCCTTGAAATGCAATGATTCCATAGAAAGAAGCCATCAATCTCTTGACCGCTAACTGATTGTTGTTCCATTTTACATATTCACTTTTACTTTCACTTTCTTTCATCTTTGCTTTGTATTCGTTTCGTAATTCTTTCAATTCTAAGACTGCTTTAGGCAACAAACCTAATTCGTCTGTCTTGTAGTATCTCATGTCATAGTTTTCGATTTCAGAGAAGTCCTTTGGCGTTGTTATGTTAACACCAAATTCAGTTGGTGTGTCCGACTTGGTTTCCCAAGAGATATTTCTAGCAATCATCATCGATGGGTACAATCCTGCGAAGTCAAATGCAGCCACACCCAAATGAAGGCCATTTGTAGCCTCACTGAGGGGGTCATACACCATTGCGCCATCATAGTCTACCCTGTCTCCTTTCATGCCCGTAGGAGCCTTCCATGAGGCATTACGCATGAAGTATATCCCACCCATGTTTGAGGCGTAGAAACATGCATCAAATGGAGCAATCAGTAAACGTTGTAAAGATAAAATCGCTTCTGTCGTATGATTCTGCTCATCTATCTTCACTAACAACTCAACATCTTTCTTTGCATATTCAAGATAGGTGTCGCTGTCTTCCAACCATCCTCTCCTAAAGAACTCGTTCTTATCAGGAAACTTCTCGCTAACTAGTTTCTTCTCGCCTAGCACGTTCTCTGAAACATAGTCTAACGATAGAGATGGCAGTGTGCCTCTTTGTGCGTCATTCCATTGACGTTCAAATGCCAAGTCTAACGGGACACAAATGCGACCCTTGATTGGCTGTGCTATCGGACTGTAATTATTTACAATGTTTGGATTCAGAATATTGCATCGTTGCTTTGTTGACCATCTAATACCATCTACTTCTTTGATAGGAGATAACTCCCTTGCTGGCACATCTAAAATATCCATCCTCTCCAATAACTTAGGCAGGTCGAACTTCCATCCGAACCAAGAGATAAGCATATCAGGGTCTTTCTCGTTAATCATTAGGATGAATCTCTCTAACACAGTTTTTTCTGTTTCATTAGAATCAGGCTTCCAACTAAGTGTATAGTATTCATCATCGTAATTATCGTAAATGACTATACATGTTATTGCACCGTCATGCTCACCGCCTTGCATCCACTCCATATCCCAATACCATTTCCGTAGTTTGTACTCAGGTATGCTCTCTATCATATCGACAGAGTATCGATAGTGATGTCTGACATCTGCCTCGTATGTTGGGTATGCTCTGTTGTGAAAGTATGACTTTACCTTCTTAGTATACTTAGGGAGGGATGGATACCAAGTAACCTTTGCTAACTTGTCACCATCCAAGTTCACCCAATCACCAAACTCGTATCTCAACTCAAGTGGAAAGGTGGAACCCCTGTCTCCCCAAGACTCGTACAATTGTATTGAACTAACGCTATCAACAACCACAGGACAATCCTCCTTCACAAAGAAGTAAGGAGAGAAGTCGGAAAAACTAACTAGTTTCTCCTCCCTCTTTCCTTGTTCGTCTCTCCATCTGAGAGCGATACCATGTTCTGTATTTGCTATTATCATCTATTTCTTCTCCTTTTCTTAGTTCTCTGCCAATTGGGTTTCTTGTTCTTTGCATCTTCAAATGATTTAGGAATCTGTCTAGTATAGTGCTTCTTATTTATTTCTTTCATCGAAGGGTAATTAGGGTCTTTTCTTTTTTCCTGTTCTTCCCAATATTCCTTATTTTCAGCAGTCTTTCTTTCTTGTTTCTGTACTCGTTTTTGATATTCCTCTGGATAGGATATCCTTAACCTATCATTAACAACATCAACTGTCTCATGTCTTGTTAACCTAGATTGATTACAACTAGGACAGTAGTTTGCCGTATCTTTGGTAGACCATTTCTTGAATTGTTTGTCACATGCCTTACACTGTCTATATCCAGCAGGTATAGTCATCTTACAATCACCTTGTTATGTATGGAGCCTTAATCAATACTCTGTCATCTGTCTTCCAAACTAAAGGACTCTCATCCTTCAAGAATAGATATATTCCTGTCGTCCCACGAAAGAACTTGTGGAAATGTCCTGTCACTTCTACTGTTGATGGTTCCCCTTCAACACCTGCTATTACTCTAGTTTCTATCTTGTCTATCTCTGACTTGAAACTAGATAGTGTTAGATTGTCTCCATCGTAGTCAAATCGATATCTAGCATTGTTGATAGTATCGCATCTCTTTACTGCATCCTTTAAGATATCAGGATTGACTAGAATAACAGTCTCAAAATCAACGCTACCAAACTTAGGGTTGTCAACATCGATATCATATCCCTGTATCCTAGCAATCATAGCAGAGTGAGGATGATGTGTCACTATTGGAATAGAAACATTACTAGTTCCATCTGATAGTTTAATGTAGTCTCCTATGTCTATGGTGACACTATCATCAAAGGTCTTGAGATACTTCAACATCTTCTCTATTTCTATCACTGCTATATTGCTATCTGACTCATTTGGTTCTGTAACATCTATGACCACTCTGCAAACAGTGGTTGCATCTCCGTTGTACAGTGCTAGTTGAGTATCATTCAACACCTCTAGCATAGCATACCCGGACAATGAACCGTTCTTGGCAGAGTCTCCATTGTGATACTTACCCTTTAGATGGACATCTTCAAGGGCATCACTCAGCGTTTTGGTTTGTATCTGTATTTTCATATTCATTCCTCATTCAAAGTTCACCTGCTTTAATCTCAGGGAAACCGTTCCATTCTACTTTACCATCTTCAATGCTCAGAACCTTTATTCTCTTACCGATGAGTTCTGGTTTTCTAGCACTAGCCTCAACCATAGCGGTAAAGGTAGCACCGTTCTTCCTGATGTCTCTAGACATCTTCACTGTAGCAGTAAAGATATCCTCTGTTGATGAGTGCCAGTTAGCCTCAACACCTATTGGGTTAGGATTACCAGCATACTTGTCCTTTGAGTGCGCAATCACAATCCTGTGACATGGCATCTCTAGTATCTGCTTATGCAGGAAGTTCTTGTAAGGTGTGTTCCTATCTCCCCAAACATAAGGCGCAGCCTTCATCACCGTATCGGCATCAAGACCATGCTTGTTTCTCATGTATGTCTCACACACATCAGTCAGAAGTTTATCTGCACCATCAACTATGACAGCCTTCAACTTCCCTTCCTCAAGGAACTCTTGTGCTAATTGATAGAATGCTCTAGCATTGTTCATAGTCTCATTAAAATCAACTAAACTACCCTCTTCTCTAACAATTGGATTGTAGACAATTAGGTTCTCTACGTTGTTGTAATGATTTCTTTTTACGTCTATCGCTCTGTTATCAAAGTCAAAGACCATGACTTTCATATCATTCTCGATATCTTCATCTGTTAGTATGTCTAGAGCCGTTGCTGATTTAGCAGACTTAGGCTCTCCCCATATTCCCAAACAGAGGTAGGAGGTATTGTTCTCCTGTATCTGTTTGATGACTTGAAGTAGTTCCTTCTTGCGAAGTGCATACTTACCCTCATCAGTTTCGTTCTTCGTTATCGCTTGCTTCTTACCTGTTGTTGACCAACTCATATTCATCACCATTTTTATATTGATTAATATCAAACTCTATTCCAAACCATGAGCCTAAGATGTGATTTAACTCTTCAAGGCTCACTCTTATTCTAACCTCCTTAGAGGTGAAGTGAAACTTCAACCAGTACAGTTTAGTTTCAGGGTTGTACTTCCATGTAACGAAGTCAACGCTATCCAATGGGAAAGCGAAACTTCTACCATGAAGTACATTTCCGTCAAGAGTGTATTCCATGCGAACACCTCAGTCGAAGAACCAGTCTTCGTCCTCTTCAACGTACTCAATCTCTTCAGGACTGCCACCACGATTGTTAACAACGAACAAGCCTGATACGTTGATACTGGTCGGGTTGCCGGGAGACTGTGAAGTTCTACCTACAACTATAATGTTAGAACCAATGCCAAACTCTATGTTCACATTCTGTGGAATCCAACAGGTGGTTCCGCTAAAGCCATCTCCATCCCAATCTATCTCAGTGTTCAAATCATCGATGTTGACGATTCTGTTACCGTTTGCAGTTGGGTTCATGTTTATGCTAGTCACGCTTCCGTCTGTGAAAACAAATCTGTCAGCATATGGCTTCATCGATACCTCTGAGTGATACCTATCGATATCAATCAAAGGACTGTAGTTACCCTCACAGTGTTGCATCAAAGCATCTTGAATAGATACTTCCGATACGTCCACATACAAATCTGATTCAACTGGAAGGTCAACATTGTAAACCAAGGAAGTCAGAGTAGTATCTGTTCCTCCGCTTATAGCACCTGCTTTGAAAGAGTTTGGTATACAACTGAAGTGTACAAACTCAAACGTCTTTGGTTCAAAGTCAATACAGGATGCTCCTTTGTAGGAGAAGTCCCACTTGCCCATCTGTCCATTCACTTCACCAATGAATACACCACTTCTTCGATACTCCTCTTTTACCAAGGGCTTACCATAGTTCTTGTTCCAGTCACCTTCTCTCGTATCTAGAGGCACGATGTATTTGCCACTGTCAACTTCTATGTGGTTCTCAGGTAGTTTGCCAAGGGTCTTGACAACCTCATTACCCCTGTTAACCATTCTTGCTTCGTATCCATCACCGTCTTCTGTGAAGATAGCAACTTTACCTGCGTTGTATGTCATTTCACTGTCTCGCATATACTCATTCGTAACTCTGTCACGATTCATTGCACCCATGTCTCTTGCTTCATTCAAAGATATGAAGAAACCAAAAGCGTTCTTAAACAAACCACCATCGTCGTTTGCTTGCTGTGTTGTTCTCTTCATTGCACTCTTTGAATTGAAGAAGAACTGCTTCCAGAGTCCACGGGCTAATTGCGGCTCTGTGTCAGGACTAACGTTGTTCTTGGAGCATATCTCCTCAAACTTCGCCATAGCGTCCTCTAGGCTCATGCCTAGTATTTCTGCGGCTTTTTCAATATCATTTCTTATTTCATCATTCATTTTCATTTTCCTCCTTTGTTTTCATTCTTTTTCTTTCATGTCTTATTTCCACTAATCCTTCTGTTAGCATGACTATGCCACACAGTATCCAGAAGAAATTGGAATCTACGCTGATGTAACCTATCGTGTTTAGTACAGGTAGCACAATCAGCAATGCGCCACCTAACGCTATTATCTCATAGCGGAGTAGTAGATGTTTGATATCTTCAATATCCACTACACCGTCTTTGTTCAAATCCATTTTCATATTTATACCTCATTTCAATATCTCCTTCTTGGGGAATCTAACCATCTTATTATTTGTCTTAAAATTACCAATCCCATTAATAGTTCTATCATCAAATCAACTGGCCTACTAACCATGAAGCGAGTAGTTTTGGTGTCATGTTGCTACTTCTCCACTCAGCCTCTCCGATAGCCCTTAACATTTTGAACTTCTTGGTTGATGGCATATCAGTTTTAATAACTACATCGTGAAGATTCACGCATATAGTCCTCATATCAACTGAATTGTATAGTAGAATGTGCATCCTCTCCAAAGAATTGTCATAGTTATTTTCATCAATTAAGTTTAGTATCTCAGTATAGGGTTCTAGATTCTTGTCTATTTGTGTAAGTAGTGAGGACTTACTGTAGATAGCAGCCTGAAGTTCAGTAAGCCCTCTTCTCATGTCTCCATTCAGAGACTCTATGAAGGTTTCTAATTCTTCGTCGGATACATGACTGATTTTCTCGGTTTCCAATATTTCAGACAGCATCTTATGCATAGTCCTAGATTGTAGTCTATCAAACCTGTAGTTAGCACATCTAGATTGCAATGGGTGTATTATCCTGAATCTATCATTGCAGGTTATGATGAATCTACAATTATCTGCATACCTCTCCATGATTCTCTTCAGTGCGTTTTGAGCATCCTTGGTCATACCATCCATCTCATCTAGAAGTATAATCTTGAAGGGAGCATCACCTATCTTTCTAGTGGAGGCAATCTCTTTGATTTGATTCCTGACTGTCTCTAGTCTTCTGTCATCCGATGCATTGATTTCAAAGAAGTTGTTATCCACATCCTCCTTGAGAATATCATTCGCCAATGCAATACCAGCAGCAGTTTTACCCACACCTGCTATTCCATACAGTAGAACATTAGGCATGTTGCCCTGCTCTACCCAACTTTCTGCATCAATAGTGAAATTGTATTGTCCAACAATATCACCTAGTTTCTTTGGTCTATATTTTTCTGTCCATAACATATTTATTCCTCATTTTAATCTAGCCATCTTGACAGTGTGGCAACTGGTTGAACCGGAGTTCGCTTTGTTCGTCTCTTCTTCTCTGGTAGTTTTAGTAGTCTCAAGTCTGAGTTACTAAGGCTTTTCCTACAGTAGTCTTTGAAATCATCGTTTTTCAATAAGTCTCTAAATAAATAGACTTGAGAATCACGCATTTTTAGTTTCCGTAAAATTTTCGGTATTGGAGAATAAGCCTTTCTTTGTGGTGGAGACATCTTTCTATGCATTCTGCCATCATGACAATACGCAAGTGTTTCGTAGAAGTATGACTTGTCCCATCTCCTCTTTACCTTCGCATCGATAAACATCAACTTGTTTGGATGTAAGTTAGGTGCTAACCATGATATGAATTGCACATCAGATGGTTCACTAACCTTCAGCATCTCCATCACCTCATCCCTATCAGAGTTCTTTAGGTAGTCTCCTACCATTGTGAAAATATCTACATCGAAGTTCTTTGGTTCATTGGAGCGTGGTGCAATCTCTTTGATTGACTCCCAAAGTCCCTGTTTCCCTGCTCTCTTCATCTTACACATATTGTACAACTTCTTTGGTACGTCCTTCTGATTTATGGAAGTGAGAACTACCTGACCCTTGTACTCTAACATTGTTCTACGAATCAAATCCACGTTAGGTTTGTAGTTGCATTCACGGATGATTATACCAGTAGATACTGGAATGCTTAGGTTGTCCTCTATGTCATACTCGTTAGCATACTTGACAATGGGATTATCAGAGACATACTCTCTTGCTTTTTCCATTTTGTCTGTTCCGTCTTTGCCAACTATTATTATCGTTCTATTCTGATTCTTCATATTTAATAGGCTCATTAACCCTCACTTCCATAATTTCTTCATAGGCACTATTACAAGCACCACAGTTTACTAGGAGGACATACCATTTTATTTCGTCCTCTTCCTTCACACCTGCCTCATAAGCAAATGTAGAACTGCCACATTCTCTACAGCCATCCTTTATCCTATTGAACAAATGATGTTCAATTATGTCTTCATCTGTTACGAATGACTCTATCGTTGCTGATACCCCATGTTTCTTTGTTAGTCCTGTTGCCATCGCTGTCAACTGACAGGGGGTACACAGTCCATGTTCTACTTCTCTGAGATTACATTTAGGACAGAGCATTAGTACCCTCCTTCATTTTAATTATCTCAAAGAGACCCTTTTCACTCAGATGTTCTTTGTTAACTAACATCTGTAGTGTCTTTGTGAATATCTTCCACTCACCATTAGTCGGTAGGTCAAGTGGTAGCATCTCCACTAGTCTAGTCAGATTCTGCAATCCACTGATAACTAGTATTGGTCTTGGTCTAGCCTTGTGTTCTGAGTCTTTGTAGTTTGACTCAACTTCGTGTTGTAGCAATGAACGTTTTATTCCTTTCAAGAAGTCAGCCTTGCCACGAATACATACTCTAACTCTGACTCTATAACCAAGACTAGATTTGCTACTGGATACTATGTTCACATCGGGGCTTGCCAAGGAAATCAGAACGCCCTTGAGCATATCCCCCGAATACATAGTTCTGCCACTCCCTTGTAGTCATTATATGTTGCTACACAAATCCTCTATATCTTCCAATGTGTTACAATCTGCTGGATATTTGTCATCACGGATTCTGAGTATTCTAGGGAATCTCAGACCATATGTGCCATCCTGATTCTTTGTGACTGAATCACATGTTACCTCTAACACTATTCTAGGTAGGAAATGAAAATTGGTATTTCCGCTGCCATAGACATCTACTATCTTCTTGAGTCGAGAGGACAAGACTGCCATTTCATTCTCGCTTATTCCTGAGCCGACGTTTCCTATCTCGACAAACGAATCATTTGCTTTGACTGATATTCCATAAGTGGCAATCATACTTGCTCTCTTACCCTTGCCATATGCTCCTGATGTTATCACTACATCCAACTCGATTCTAGGTGGTTTATATTTCAAGAGAGAATTAGTTCTTTTAGATTCATATTTAGCATCTAAGTCTTTAATCATAATTCCTTCAAACCCACCACTAACTGCGACGTTGTATGCTGCCAAAATATTACCATGATTAAATCTGGTTGCAATACAGTCTCCCGGTACTACCTCTCCTAGATACTGTAGTCTCTCTTCGTATGGTACATGGAGAACTGAAATCTCATCATACATCATACAATCAAAGGCTACTACTTTGACTGGACACTCTAGGACTGCCTTTGCTTTGTCTTTTGAATGAACTCTAGTTCCTAGACTCTGATGTGGTCTAGGATTGCCATCTGAATCTACTGGATATATCTCACAGTCTACTATGAATGAAAAATCAATCAAATCCCATTTCATACTTGTTACAACATCTGGAAACTGTTCAGTGACTATCTTTCCCTTTCTGTTGAATATGATTACATCATCGGCGTGTCTATGTATCTGATATCTGTTCCCATCATACTTGATATCTATGATGAAGTTGTCAGGTAAGGAACCATTGTATTTCTTAGCAAGCATCGGTTTGATGAATGAACCAAAGACAATGCTAGGTGGTTCCTTATCATTATCAAAGTAATGAATCAAATGGCTTAGTTGGTTCGCTCTTGCAACATCCGTTATGTCTCTGTCATAGAATGATGACATTGCCTTCTCGACTGTCTTTTTGTTTATTCCATTTCTAGGAGTTCTCAGCCAATAGCGAATAAACCACTTGACCTCTAAAGATGTCATTTCATGCAACGCATTTGAAATCTCCACATATGCATTTGAGTCTCTTTTTGAACAGTCTAGTTCTAGCAATGCTAGAATATTACTAATATTCATGTTAGAGTCGGAACCATCAAAATCAAGGAACTGTAGCATTCCTTCACCTAAGTCCATCCACTTATGCGACTCTTCAATTATCTCATCCTCAAAAACACCATACATCTCAGCCAACCACTTGACGGCTTTCTTCTCGCCAATATTATTCATGTTGTAATCTAAACATAGAATATTGACTAATAACTCTCTATTACTAGTATCTAGACTAGATAATGTAGATGCTATTGTTTTTATTCTTCTCGTTGGTGTTGAGTCCTCTAGTGCCTCACACATTCTGCTGAACGCTATCATTTTCATTATTATTCCTCATTTTCATTATTTTATCCAATGCCTTGTAGACATCAACTAACTCATCCATGTTCATCCTAACGCCCTTTGACGTTGGGGAACTATTCTTATGCCATCTGATATCAACGATATCTATATTCCAAAAGTTGCCAGTCTTAACTATCAATTCACTAACTGCGTCTCTTGGTATTCTTAGTATTATTTTTTCATCCTTCAAGCCAACCACCCTTAAACTGCTGTAAGTTCTTCCACGATTTGAAGTATCGTGGAGACTCTTGCTCATCTATTCTGTGTGCTACCCACACAACTCCACCAAGACTGCTAATCTTGACTAACTCGTATGTTCTTCCCTCAACCTCAAACATGTCCTCTGTCTGAACATCAGGAATCAAACCAAACTTCTGTGATAGTTCATTGGCAATCTCATCCATGTGTTCAGCGATGTACTGAACAATCAGATGACGTTGTATTGGTACTTTAGCATCCACTGTAACTTTGATTTTACCATTCATCTCACAAACTCTGCACTTATTGCCCTCACAAATTGGGCAAGGTATCTCCGCAGGAAGAGGAGCAGGAAATCGTATTGTTACTGCTTTCTTCATCTTACGCACACTCATCGCCGAACCACTCTCTAAATTCGACGGTGTATGTAAGAGTCATATTCTTATCGAAAGCAGGTGAAACTAAACTAGCCTCTCCGAATGCTGGTAGATGCTTGGTATCATCAATGAAGACCAACACTGTTTGATTATCTATTTCTTGTGATATATATCCATAATCAACATCATATGTTAGGTTTTCAAAGATGATACTATTCCCGTCCACTGTGAATACTAAATGCTCTGCATGGTAAGAATAGGACTTAACTTGAAGCAATGCACTATCATTCCCAAATGTCACGTTCAATGACTCATTTGCATCTAATTCCTGCACACCATCTAAAGTTTGGTAATCAGGATATGTGCAGTCACCAAATATTTCACCCGGCTCTGGTAAAGCCTCGGTGCAACCTGCAAGCAGTATTGTAGTTATCAACAAAGAAAATACGGTTTTCATGTCAGTCGTCATGTTACTCAGCCCAACCGAACAGTCGGTAGGATATATATTTTGCACCTAATAGAAAACAAAACCAAACTCTTCTAAAGTGGTTTGTCTGCTATTTTCCATTGTTAGTTTAATTCTCATCATAATCCCTCTTTTCATTCATGTACTGTTCCTTCAGATGAGCAATTCGCTCCTCATCATGCTTCGTGTCTCTCTGTAGTGTACTTAGTAGTTTAATTATTTCATCCAACTTTCTTTCCACTGCTCTTTCGTGTCTATTGTATCTTTTCATATTCCCAAATCCTTGTGTGCTATCATGCTACTTGTGACTACATCTAATGCAAACTCTCTCGTATATCCCATCTTTTCATTTGCTTTATCACATGCTTCTTGACATTCTTTCTCTGTTGTTCCCCAATAGTAAGGTAGTGAACCGGGGCTATCTCCATTCCTACATGGGATATGTCCGGCCACTCCCTCGTAGACTATACTTGGGATGTAGTGCTTAACTCCATCAATAACATCGTAGTCGCCTCCTACCCAATATACAAATCTGTTACTCATTCTACCAGCCTCTCATATTGGTCATACGTTAGTAGTTCATAGTCGTAGGCGTATTCTTTCACTATTCTTATGCACAGTTCCAGTATGTCTTTCCTGTGCTGTATTTCTGATTCACCCTCGGCGTCATTCCAGTTGTGGTAGCAGTCTTCTAGGTCAGGGTATGTGTTTTCAAATCTAATATAACTCATGTTGCTCATTCTTCCTCACCTCTTAATACATCTTCAGCGACCTTTGCCCACTGAGGTTTATCTTCAGGCTTGTATTCATGTGGTCTATACAACATGAAGTTGACTTTCTTCGCTATTTCATTTTGAACGTTGTAGGCTATGTACTGGTCTTTACCTAATACAACTGCACAACCTAGCATCCTCCTCCATGTATTGATTGTTCTCCAATCAGTGCCACTGAAGAAGGCGTTTCCGAATGGATGCGTATGTATCCAACACTTCAATGGCAACTTCATGCCACCTAGTTGTTCCTCTTGGTCTTTGAAACTAACAAATCCAAAAGTACCTACGCTAACGTATACATCGTCTTTAGAATCGATTATCACTTGCACCTCTCTTGGTGAGTCGAATGCGTGTAGTGACTTCTCCCATATCACAGAGTAGAATGCCTCTGTATCATCATCGGGATATGGATACTTGACATCAGTCTTTGAAAAGACGGTCTTGATATCCTCAATCCAATTCTCATCCTTTATCTCTAATCCTTCAATTCCATTATTATCATATTCTGTTTCATCTGTTTTCATTTTGATTCCTCCATTGCCTGTTTCAATCTAATTGGCAAAACTATTGTCATATTGCACTCACTGCAACATTCACCGTCATTGACGGGTTGGGCATTATGTCCACCTGCCCAATATGGTTCTCCATTCTCTTTGTACTGTATATCGATATTCTTACCACATATACTGCATATCTTCATTTCTATTTTCATTTATACTCCTCCTAAGTTTTCTATCATTTCATCCATTGAATTCTCAAACTCATGGAATGCTCTGTGACCTGCGATGAATCCACCTGCATGTCTCTTTGTTCCTAAGAACTCCTCACCACAGACAGGACAACAAACCTTGACTATCTCTGCTTGGATATAATATCCATCTGTGGCGATTACGGTCTGTATGTGTCCTATGTCTTCTTCTGTTAAATTGTCTATTGGACTATCATCCTCTGTCATACTTTCACCTAATTTTATTTTCAATTTCTTGCATTTCATTTACTATCTGCTCAAGAGTATCGTTCCATTCCATTTCGGAATGGTGACTACCCTCTATACCGGAAGGAAGGCTCACCATTTCTATCGTGAAAAGCAATTCCTCTACTGCCTCTTTAGCAGCCTCTAACTCTGCATATCTTTTACTCAATTCTTTTATTTCTTCTACTACACTCATGCTTTCACCTTCATATATTGTCGAAGTGATTTGATTGGTCTTGGTGGGACTAATCGAGGTTCTTCAACAATAACCTCTGTTTCTTCTATTTCCTTCTGTACTTTCTTTGCGTCTATTCCCTTTTGCATGGGGAGAAGCACACTCCTTCTATACTGTTCCTTCCACATCACTTGAACACAGTCATTGCAGAACCTTCTGCTATCTGCCAAGTGTTCGGGAACAGGCTCATCCTCTTTACCACAAAGAGTCTTTCCTAGTATTGTAAAGCATATATACTTCATTCTTCATCACTCCAAAGTTCTCAAAACTTGGTATCCAAATACGATTTTTGCTATTCCCCTTGCTATCGTTGCAGGACTTATCCATACTCTATCGACATAGCAACCACGTTCTATTGTCCAAGCCTCATGCAAGGACATACCACAGGCTGTATAACACGCATCGTTTGCTTTCGCTATCTTTTCCTTTTGTAGGAACCACTCCCTACGGAAACCTTCGTCAAACGCTATCACTCTTCCTCCTCCATCTTAGTCTTTACATCTTCTATCTCTCTTACTAGCCACCTCACAGTAGCAGAGTCAACATCTCTTCTATTGACTATGTTCAGAGCCTTCTCCAATCCTCTTAGTTTACCTAAGAGATAGAACTTGTAGTCAGGAGTCATTCTTCTTCCCCCTGTGCATCCATGCGACCTAGGATAATCCCATTGTAGAGTATGTCTCTCACATACTCAAGTGCCTCAACCCAACCCTCTGTGTCGGGTTCCCAATAATACTCTAAGTCAGCCTTCTTAACTTTCAACATCCCTTCTATCTCTTCTACTAACTGTGCTAACTTACTCATTCTTCTTTCCCCCTGTATGCAGGATGCTTCTTCGGCAACCTGTGCAGTCTCTTCTCTATCTTGTTGTTAATGATAGATGCAACTTCATTGACACCATCCTCCCAACGCTTTTCCAGTTGAGAGTAATACTTGTCGCCTTTATGTTGAAGCACCATCTTCTCCTCTAAGTCAGACAAGTCAATCTTATCCATGAGGTGTTTGAATACCTCATACTCGACATGCACCTTTGAACTCGCTCTCATAGGTTCACCATCTTCATGTCTATAACATCCTCATTGTCATTGAACCATCTCTGAATCCACTGGATACCCATGCTTGCAATCACCATGTTCATGCAGTTGATGTCCTTCGCACTACCATCCCAATCCTGTGCTTGGCAAGAGAAGGAACCCTCTTCACCAATCAGCAAGGTATCCATCATCTTAGGGTCAACCTTGTATGAAATCAACGCTGCATTTCTACCAGTTGAACGCAAATCTAGCCACTTCAATTTAGCATCTGACCCAAACCCTTGCCGATACAACAAACGCCTCACAGCAAGGTTGTCTGCACAACACACTACCAAGTCATATCCTTGTAACTGCCTGTCAAGTAGAACATTCCATGGTTGTCCATTGATACCTGAGATACACTCAACTTTCTTCTCACCAACATCTGACTCATCATACGCTTGATATCCAAGATTCTTGGTATCAACAGTATCACCATCAAAGACAGTGATGTTGTATAGAGACGCTGTATGTCCGTGTCTCTTTACCTGATTTATTCTCTTTAGGAACTGTACTAAATAACTTCCAATTCCACCTGCTCCTATTATCATTATTTTTCTTTGTCTATTCATCTTCATAACCTTCTAATATTTTCATTTGTGCTTTAATTCTATAACTATCAATAATCTCATGTGTTATGCCATCCATCGATGCTCCAACAGCAGTTATGGCATCCTCAAGAATCGTCCTACGAACTGCGCTCTGTATTCTAGGTAGGCTTTCGTATAGGTCGATAAACATGGAGAAATGATATTGCATTTTCTTTAGTGTGTTTACTATTTCATCTTCATTATTCATATTTTCACTCCGTATAATATTTCGTTGAACGTAGAGTTCTTCCAGTCGGAACCCATGTTTGTTTCTAGAATCACCTTATCTACGAACCGAGATAGTTCGTAATCTGGATTGATGTAAGTATTGTATACTTCTTTTACTCTTTTGTAATCAGTGTTGTCGTTTTCAATCTGTAAACCGATATACAATGTTGCGTAAGCGATGTGTATGTTGGCTGTGATAGAGGGACGATACAGTATACTATCGACGTATTCTGCAAACGCCATGATATGTCCATAGTTATCTAAATCCTTAATCCAATCTAGATGTCTCTCTATAATCCAATTTATGTTGAACACAATGGAATGTTGCTTCACATCCTCTATCAAATACTTGGAAAACTTCGTCACTACCTTCCTAAGTGTCTTAACATCCACTTTACATTTCTTTGCATGGACATTTAATGGAATGAGATATCCGTCCCTCACAAGAAGGATATAGGATAAGGCAGATGCCTGATAGTCATGTTCTATTCCCCTAGTCAACCCGTCTGACTTCAGAGACCTGATACAGACATCCAACTCATTATCCAAGTCCTTGTTCCAACTGAATGAGGTGTCTCCTACATTCCAATAAGATGCAAACACTTTTGTCATTACTCTGACCGTAATGTAAACCACCTTCTTATCTTGTCCCTGTTGTTTGCAGGAGATATGTCTTCTATCCTACGAAGAGTGCCTACCATTTTCGATGCCTTATCATCATTCATAACAATCATGGCTCTTGATGCTATTTGGTCCCCTATGCTAGAGTTGTCATGTATGTTGTCTATGCAGAACGGACCTTCTATCTTCGTATCGGTTATCAGTATGGCACTGGCCTGTTGATATTTTGATGCACTGTTGTTAGCGTGAACCAACCAGTCGAACTTCTTTCCTTGAACGAATAGTGCGTATCTAGCCTTGGACTTGATACCATCTCTATCAACTTGGTTCTTGATGTTCTTGATATAATCACTCAACTCGGTGTTTGAGTATTGTGTGAGTTTAACCATACCACCTGTAGTAGTCATTGGCTCATTGAAATCAACGAGATGCAACCTATCATACTTGTCTGATAAGTCCTTGAGTAGTTGTGTGGCTCTCTTATCAACCATGACCTCTGTTCGATTCTGCTCCATCCACTCTATCATCAAGTATACCTCAGAGTCAGATGGCTCTCTATTGAAAAGATTGAACCACAGTCTTCGGGGATTGATGTTAGACCACTTCTTCGACCTAGCATGACCAAAACGATATGAGTTGATGAATGTATTAGCATCCTTGATAGAAGTTGAACCCCAAATGCCGTCAGATACTTCAAACGCTACCTCTTTGCTACCTACTAACTCAACATTCAATCTAGCGGAAACCTTCCTACCTTCTTTGTAGAAATGGTATGGTGTTCTGTTCTCTAGTGCGTACAAGACGTTCTCTGGTAGGTTGATGTTTTTCTCGATGTAGTTTCCCATCTTTATTGCACTTCTATTGTCAATACCAAAAAGAATAACTTTGGATAATGTGCTTGCCACATCCTTCTTGTTCTTCTTCACTCCATTCATCTTGAATATCCCATTGTTTCTGGTTAGTAGTATTGACACGTTCCCATCCTTGTACTTCCAAGTGAATTGGGATAACCAATCATTATCTGAATCAGGTGGTGCTTTCCATGATGGTTTCTTCAGGAACCAAGTGTCAACTGACTTTGCCATGTTTGCTAACAAGGGGTCTGCTGAACCGCTGTGAATCGTACCACGAACATTACCAACTCTGATAACAAACTCACCAAACTGGTTCATATTATTATGTCTACCACGGAAAGGTGCGTATGTCCTGTTGCTCCTAAATAGAAAGGAACTAGTTCTCTCTCCTGCTCTGTCACCAACTATAGGTATTCTGTATTTTATCTTCATATTCATCACTTAATTCGTTGTTAAGGTAATACACCTTTCTATCATATATGTTTTCCAACATATCAAAATCCTTTATTTCACTGTAGTCCATTCTAATGTAATAGGCTATTCTGTTATTCACATACTTTGCATCTGTTCTTCCATTCTCTAACCTATGTAAAAGGCTAGATATTGAATCTTTAACCCCATTAGAGGTCATTGAGTTAATCAACTCGTCTTTGATATAAAGTAGTTTTTTCTTATTCAATCTCTTCATATTTCACAAACTCCACCTGCGCAAGCGAGTTCACCTTGCAAGTTGGTGTTATCCATAGTCTCGACTATTTGGCTAAGGTCTATGTTTTTCAGTGAATCAAACATGGACTCGTATTGTTTCTTAGTAATCTCCTCAAACGGTGCTTGTTTGTACACTCCACCGTCATAAGGTAATACGGATAAACCATTATAGAAATCTCTATTCTTCCACATCCAGTTCCTAACATCCTCCCACTCATCCTCACGGATGTTGACAGTTGCAGAGACATTGTGTGTGTTCATTCCCCTAACATGACCGGGCATAACCCAATCAACTGAGAATCTCTTTACTCTCTCTAACATCTCCAAAGCAGACTCATCTCTGGTTATTACATTACCAGATGGTGTCTTCTGTGGTATAGATATAATTGCCTGATTAGGGTTGAAGTAGTCATCCTCAACTAAGTCAGGTAGTTTAGTCACTAGATACTCATAGATAGCCTCTGTCTTCAAGACACGAACTCTCCTAATGTAATACCTAGAAAACCAAGCATGTATCCCTGATGAGGAACCTAGCACTAGGCTAGTAGTTCCAGCAGGTTTCACACAGGTTATCCTAGCAGAGGGCTTGATACCAAGTAGAGATGCAATCTTAGTGTTAGTTCTCCTAGCAACAGTCGCTGCCTTTTCTAGGTCTAAGTCTAATACCCTGTTACTAGCGATGCCTGTCATGGATACTCCTAGCAGTGCATCCTTTTCTGATGTTCTCTGCCATACCTCTCTGAGATAATGGAAGTCTGTGTAGGATGCTTGTAGTGTCCCTAGTAATGTTGCTATCTCCACTCTCTTATTCAACTCCTCCTGACTTGCAACAGTAGATGCATTAATCTCTGTTAGATTACAGAACTGATATGGTCGTAGTGCTATCTCACAACAAGGGTTAGTTCCCCAATCCTTGTCATTTGAGAAGTAGAATCCCGGTTCACCCGAACCAGACTCCTGCACTCTCTTCCATAGATTGTTAAACACATCTCTAGTTATTCTGTGTCGTAGCAATACTACTGAGTTGTTTGCTCTTGCTCTCTGTGGATTCTTTTCCCAAAAGTGACCTGACTTCGATGTTATCATCTCATCATCATCAGCACTGAACAGACTGATTAGTGCTGCTCTACGAATACCACCTGCTAATACTGCATCTGCAATATG